CCTCGATGGAGGCGACGTAGGTGATGATGGCAGAGTCTTCGCTGGTGAGCAGCAAGCCAGACTCGATAGCAAACAGGTCGCTCGTCTCCCAAGCGTCACTGTCGTTGAGGGTGATGATCCTCAAAAAATTGGTAGGCAATAAAAATGCGTTGTCGTAGCCCGATGCTGGTGTTGTCGGGTCGAGTGCGAGAGATGTGCGTTTGATCGAGAAGTTCCATGCGTGCGTGCGTAGCATGGAGTCGCGAGTGAGGTTGAAATGCAAGCGTGCTTGTCTTGCGCTCTCCGATGCCTGTGTGTCGAAGTCCGAGATCTCACCGTTGCCCAGATGGGCTAGTGCCATGTTTACGATCTCGGTTTTGTTGTGCGGAGAATACGGCATAGTAATGGAGGGTGCCCCCCCGTCCTAGAAGACACACAAAACTAGGACGAGGGGGCAGTTAGGGCAAGAGCAACCCTAATTCGCGAGGGAGTAATTACCCGTAAACACGATAGTGGTAGCCGCAGGGCTAGTCATCGTGTGGAGCGTGGCGGTAATCCACCCGGTATCGGCAGCGTCGTCACCGACTTGGTAGTCGGCAGAGACGGCAGTAGCATTCGGCGTGAACTCGAAAGCTGCCGCGCCACCACCGAGGTCAACGCTGGTAGACGAATACCTGTCAGGGTCTGCGAGGTCACCCACCGCATCAATCGCGTAAACCGTTCCGGCATCACCGGCGGCAAATGCTTTCAGCGAGTAGGGGTCGAGCCTAGCCCCGGTCGGCAGTTTGACGAGATAAAGCACGTCATCTGCCTCGTCATCGGTGGCAGAGGTGTGCGTAACCCGGAAGCTGCGAGTGCTTCCAGAGATGGTGCTGCCGTCCGTCACCCTGCTCGCCACGTTAGTGAGAGCGGAGTTCTGAGAAGTAGCTTCGGCTGTGTATAAGTTACCCATGGTTAGTTGTTCCTTTCGTTAGGTGTTAGTTTACTGGTTTAGAATCCCGGAGTCTCGTCGCAGGAGACTTCGACAACGAGTTCGTTCTGCGTCCGAACTGCACCGATGCGACCCTTCATCCGAATCTGGAGCGTGTGCTTCAGGTCGGGGCGGACATCGATCATCGGCGTAGGCGAGTCGAGGTAATACTTAAGCGCACGCTTCGTGAACATCGGGCACTGGTAGGAGTCCGATCCGCTTGTAGGCACACGCTGCGACTTGACGAACAAGATGCCGTTCCAGTTCATCGTCCCTTCGGTGATGAGCTTGTCCTTGCTGAACGGCTCGATGTCACGCGAGTAGTCCCGGCTACGGAACTCGGTCACGCTGGCGTAGAGGTCGGTGATCTGGCGCATCCGCACGAACATCACCGGTTGACCCTCTTCGTCGAAGTCAACGTCGTTCTCGCCGAAGATCTCCAATGCGCGGAGAATCTTCTCGTAGGTCAGGCCGCTATCGGCGGTAGTCCCGTCACGCTTGTAATTTACCGCAACTTTCTGCCCGGACGGGAGAGCGTTTGTGGTCACCCCGGTTTCCCCGATGTAACGGGTGCCGAGTAGTTCGCTGAAGAGAACGTCGTCGCACTTACGTGCCCAGCCGTTGCTCATCTCACGCATCGTGTCGGACGTGGGAAGGACGATGTCGCCGAGGATGTCGTCATCCCATTCGTCAAAGCCTTTCGCGTCGTCGTATGCGCGGGTGCGTAGCCAATATTTATCACCGGAAATCTCCGAGAGCTGGGTCGATCCCATGCGGGTCGTAATCTCTTGGAAGTTATCGATGGGGTCGATCTGGTTGTAGGACTTCTCCTTACCTTTGAAGGATGGGTCGGGTGTAGCAAACTGGGCGACTTTTCCGCCTTTCTGCTGGACAACACTTTCCCAGTTCGTAGCGAACTCGGTCGGGAAGTATTGAGGGATGGTCAATGCTGAAGACATTAGTAATATTCCTTTCGGTTAGTTTAGTTGATTGCTGACTTAACCGGGTATCTGTCCGACATGGACAGTCCGTAAATTCTTGCTCTATTTACGGCAGTCTTGCTTGTGTGGGGTGTGTCCCATTACTGGGGTCCCCGTAAATGTGCAGGTAACTGACTAGAAAGCACTTCAGTTAGGCACACCTATTTACTCAATACAAGTAAAAAAACAGCGACCCCGGATGACGTATCATCACAGGGTCGCCTTTGGTTGGGTTTGGGAACTGCTCAGGATTGCGCCTTTTCGATCATTTGTCTAACTTTAGATCTCACGGCCTCCTGCTCCGACCTGTTGCCAGCGGTGCCGGTATAGAGCGCGTGGTCAGGGTTATTCGGGTTGGTCTGGATGTCTTTGGCTAATGCCCCGTAACTCTGGGCAGTCTGCACCTCTGCCGGTGGCACCATCCTGTCCGGTGAGATCAACCCAGCACCCTTGGCGAACGCTTTGATAAGCTCCGCGTTGTTGCCGATCTCGGCGTTGTTCAGGTCAACCCCCAGGGTTAAAGCAAACCTCTGTGCATCGCTGATCTTGGAGTCGTAGTTAGTGCCGAACTCTTTTTGCAGGATGTTCTTCTGTTCAGCGATGTAGGTCGCACTGTTACTGTCGATTGCCGCAGACATCTCCGCTGCCCTCAACCCCTCGACCTCGATGTGCTTGGCTACGATTGCTTCTGCCTGTGCCGGAGTTAGGTTCAGTTCGTGAAACAGGGGGGCGTAATGGGAGACGAAGTTCTGTTCATCGAACTCTACACCTTCCGGCAGGTTGTCCGGTGCCTTGACGTTGTAACCGTCCGGGGTATCAGGAATGCTGTTGACCTCCCTGAACTTGGATAGGACGGCGGGGTCAGTCTCTCCGTTTGGCACCATCAACCGTTTGCCGATGAACCTCTGGGACTCGTCCAGTGCCTTGATAGCCTTGAGAGGGTCGCCCTGGTATTTCTCCATGATCGACTTCGTCCCGTCCGATCCTAGCTGGTCGTAGAACGCAGGGGTGAACTTGCCGTCCGCCACCCACGGGTCTGACGGGTCGGTCGATCCTACCGGTTCTGGTTGGTTGCCGAGAAGGGTATCCCCCTGCTGGGGCGTTGCCTCTGCCGATGATACTTCGGTGGACGTTTCCGCCACCGGTTCCGCTGTTGCTGCTGCTTCTTCGCTCATGTCTTTTTGTGTTGCTGGTTACAGGATCGGTTTGCGCCGCCCCTTGTTTGATTGTTTGAATGTCCCGTCATGCTGGACGACGCCGAGGTGGGTCAACCTCCCGGCGTATTTGCTGATGAACTCTTCCGGGTGGTATTTCTGGTACCATTCAACAATGGCTGGGGTTTTCGATCCGAACTCCGGTTGCGACTTGGGACACGGCGGGATCTCTTCTGCCACCTTTTCCTCCACAACTGCTTCTTCTACAACAGGTTGCTGGACTTCCTCTGCCGCTACCACCTCAGTCCCCCCAGAGTTCACCGTCTCGGTTTCCGGTTCCGGGTCTGGCTGGACTTCGTTGATCCGGTTGCCGGTCGGGGTGGGCAACACCCAACCCTGTGCCCTGACATAGTTGGAGATCGGTGATGCGAACCGCAAACCTACAGACTCGGGGTGGGTCAGCTTACCTCCGTCCTCATCCAAGTAGGTGCCTACATGCTCTCCATTCCTGAAGATCTCTTTGTTCTCGTTGTGGGTGTATCCTTTCGGGACTCTCTTCTTTTTCATTGGATGTCTTCTTTTGTTTCTTTCTGGCGACCGGCACGTTTGGCCGGAGCTTTCTTCCGCTCCTGTCTCGGTTTGGAGATTGTGTATTGCAGGATGTGGGCGACAACCTGTGCCGCCCCGTCCCTCTGCGCTGCCTGTTCCACCCCCTGACCGGAGACGAAACGGGGGGCTATCAGTGGGAACCTCTTGACGAGATCCGCCAGCACCCTGCCACCTGGTTCAGTCCCGAATACCCGCTGGTAGTCGAGGATGATAGATGCGTCTGAAGGTGATGATTTCTTTGCCGCCTCAAGCGAGGCGACGAGTGTGTCTAGTTCCTGTGTGTCCACTAACTTACGAGTTGTGCTTTCTCTTCGATCTCTTCGGTAGGCATACCTTTGGTTTTGGCTAGGGCATCAGTCGCCATTGCTGCCTGTGCCATCATCTGCTCCTGCTGTAGCTGCTGCTGCCTAGCCTGTTGGAGTTCCTGCACCTGCTCGATATCCAGCAACCACGGCACGGGACCACCCTCGTTGCGGAACACGTCCCTCGAGATCCTGCCCCAGTCTAGGTGGTCGCCAACCTCCGGGTGCATCTCCATCATCGGCCCCAAGATCTGCTGCCATGCGATGAACGATGAGTTATCTACCCGCTTCATGGCAAGGCCGAGGCTGGAAGAGAATGAGATCGCAGGGTCAGGGATGAAACTACTGTTCTGGTCTTGGGTGATAAGCTCCTGCGGGATCGTCTCAAAACCCATGTATTCAAGTGCCGTCGTAAAGACCTGAGACAGTAGCGGGTTGAGGAGTTCAGTTGTGAGCAAGGAGAAGGTCGGGTAGAACTGGGTCAACCGCTCGTTCGCTTTCTCTTGGATCTCCCGTGCAGTCCGCTCAGTCTTGTCGTCCATCATGTTGAACAACATGAACAGACGGGTGTGGAATGCGTCCTCGATAGCCCTGCGTTTGTGTTCCGCCCTCGCCTCTCCTAGCTGGTAGGAACCCGACATTGCCCACTCCCTTGGTAGGTTATTGTTGGTCGGGGCGAACGGGTTGAGGTAGGTGACCCCACCTGCGGTAAGGTCGATCTGGTCTTCTAGGTCGGCTGGCGCGAGGACTGACGGGGTAGCCATTCTCTCTGCTGCCACGTCGAGGTGCATTTCGAGATAGTTCAACTGCCTAGCATCAGGGAGCGCCAAGAATCCGGGTCCCCAACCGTAGGCACCATGGGACATCTCATGGTAGCGAGACGCCATGTAGGGCATCGTCATATGCCCGGAAACCCTGACCTTTTTCTTAGCTTTCTTGTCGATGTAGATCGACGCAATGGGCATGTTCTCAGGGTCTGACTTCTCCAGATCCCTTTCGCTATCGGGTCTGGGGCGGACTACGTGGACAAAGTCAAACTCCTTGTCTTGGTCGCCTGGGTTCTTGCTGTTTAGTGCCTTCTGCGCCTCGTCGCCCAAGTTGTCCGCCCCGAAGAAGTCTGCCGCCTGACGTGCAGTGAGAGGGAACTCACGATAAACCGTGTCTACGACCCCCTCTGCGTTCTCGTCCAGGACGTAGGAACCAACCGAGTGGGAGCGGAAGTAGAGCGGTGTGTCCTCGGTCTGTGAGGTGTAGAGCAAGCCTGTCCCGAACCCGCCACGTTGCAGGTAAAGCCTGTATACCTGAGAGTAGAACCGGGACTTTTGAAGCAATTCGCGTGCAATCTCGGTGAGTTGGGCATACCACTTTGTCACCCGGTCGCTGTCCCTGAACCCGAATGGGGCATCGAACGAGAACCACGCAGAGTTGGGTGGAGTCACCCTTGCGAACTGACCGTTAGCTAGTGTCGCGTTTGCCCGTGCGATGGTTGTGTCAAACAACCGGTCGTAAGTGTCTTGCCTTACATCGTTGTTCCTGAACCGGTAGCCCTGGTCTACCAGGGACTCCTCCGGCATGACATGGTCGCCGATCTCACGCCAGAACTCATCTAGGCTGTGGCGCTTAGTCTTTAGGTTTTCGTAGCGTTTAAGCTCGAAAGCTGCATCGTTCTCGGCCTCTCTCATCACCCACCGAGTAGGGTGTTATCACCCATGCTACGTTTTTTGAGTGGCTTGTAGCCACCGGTTTCCCCGGCAATGATCGTCTGGGCTTGACCGGATCTCGACTGTGCATCCAGCCTAGTCTGTGCTTCTGCTGCTGCTGCGTCCCTGTTGGTAGCGACTGGAGGTGGAGGTGGTGGGGGAGGTGGTGCTGCTGGTGGTGCGTTCAGCTTGGCGATTTTCGCCGCTTGCTTCAACGCCCGCTTGTCCTGTCGCTTCTCCTCTTTTCGGATCTGGCTACGGGATAGTTTCTTTGGTGGTGCCGGTCCACCACCTTTGCAGAACCTACCTAGATTCCCGTTGGGATGGAAAAGGTCTGGGTCGTAGTGTGGACCCCCTGAGATTTCGAGACTGTAGGGCGTTGACATGCGCGGATAACTTTGTCGCTACGGTAAATCCGTAGGACGTTATCCCTCTCCCAACCAACGTATGGTAAATCGTAAGGGCAGATTGTCCAAAACTTATTTATGTCTCCAGATGCTAGGTAGACAAGCCAGCAGTCCGGGTCTGGGAACTGCAACCTCGGGTCGGTTATCTCATGGTATTCCGCGTCCTTGCTTACAGGTCTACCCATCAGGAAGAAGTCGGGGGTGGAGAAGACGTACCCGAACTTGAGGTGTAGCCGCAAGTCCTCATCGAACGTGCGGGCGCACACCTCTTTCTCGTAGACCATACGCGCCTTGTCGAACGGGGTCATTTAACTAAGTCTAAATCGTTCCAATTCCACTCTTGGTTTCCAATGGTCCAAGTAATCGAACTCTTCCCCACTATGTCATCTAGTAAATAGAAACTGAACACTTCTCTTTCCGGTATAAACGCAGCCAAAACATCGAAATCACCACGCTTATATTTTTTATATCTAAGCCCATAATCGTTAGGGTTTGCCGCGCAAGATGGTCGTCCACTACCTACCATAAACTTCCACCGTTCTAAGTGGTGAGACATTTTAGGTTTCTGATAAGTCCCAGTTTTCACCTGAATCGTAAGGCATTTACAAGAAGGTTTCCGAATCACCAAATCGGCTTTTGTGCTGTGACCAAATGGAGAAAATACATCGTATCCACGTTTTTTTGCCTCTAACACAAATGTTAGTTCTGAGATGTCACCAACGTGGTTGTTACTAGATATCACCCCAGAGGTTTCCTCTTGGTTGACAGTGTAATCATCTAAATTAAACAGGTTCATCTCCTTAAAAAGCTCGGTCCCTTACCGCTGGTTAGCTTTCCTCCAAAATGAGTGCTTGTGTTCAGAAGGAAGGAACGGAAACCTTTCTTGGTTGCAAAACCTTGAGCCCTTTTCGGCAAACCATTGTTCAAATGTTTCCTCGTCTTCCAGTCGCGCCTTCTTAAACCTTATCAAAGATAAGGTCGGCATCGAGGGAGTAAACGGAATCCACTGTGTAGAGAATCCGTATCTGTCTTCTTTGTTTTCTTGTACATGTTTAATTTGTGTCGATTCCTCTTCCCTTGCCAACAGTTCTTTGGCGTATGAGTTTAATTCTGTTGGCAACCCTTTAGCTATAAAGGCTAGTTCTAGTTTCGTTTTTTTTGTCATCGTTTTATCTCCTTAAGAAACTCGGTCCCTTGATAGCGGTCTTCCTCCGCTTCCTCACGTCCCTCCCATCGTGCCACGTCCACGCCCCGCCGGTCAACATCCCTTTGATCTCGGCCTCCGCAAACGTCCTCGCCGCGTCCGCCATATGCGAACTCCCATCGTGGACGGGTTTCTCATGCTGGGTATTAGCAAACTCAGTAACCTTTTTGTGGTAGCTCTCCAGACGGTTCAGCCCACTGGGCACCTCGTCACCCCTGACCATCCTCGCCCTGTCGCATTCTACGTGGAACACAGACCTCGGGATCAGTTCCCTCAGACGGTTAATGCCCTCCCAGACATCAGACGCTCTAGGCACCACCTGTATCGAGTGGGTCGGTATCCCCGCCCGGATCAAACCCTCGACCGCTGAAGTCCCAGACGCGAAGTTCTTTCGTGCCCCGTCATGGGGGAGGAAGTGGCAGGAGATCTGCCGGTCGTATTTCCGCTCCCACTCACGCATCCTGTCGGCGTAGTGTGATGCTGCCTGACCGCTCTCTGCCAACCAGTCGATCCACAAGACCTCCTGTGTGGCGGGTTGCACAAGCCAGATTGCAGTCTCGTCAAAATGCCCGATGTCCCAGAACGTAAAGATCGGGAGGTCGCGGTGTGGCGTGAAATCTTTTACTCTGCCCTTGGATCTCAGCGAGGTGATGAGGTCGCCGTAGATAGCCCCCTCGACTGGTGCGTTCCACGCTTCCGCCAGTGTGGACGGGTATTGCCCGTAGACCGCGTTTCTACCGCCAGCACTCTTGCACCTGGTCTGGTACCATAGCTTCTGCCCAATCGTGCATTTGATCCCGTGGTTCTTTTCGAGCCCCTCGAAATAAACCACCATGTCCTCGTCCAGATCGAACTTCGCCGCTCCGTCGAGCGAATACTCCGGGTGCTTCCACCACTCTAGGAAGATCATCCTCCACTGGGTCGGGTCTACGTGCCCTTCCTGTGGGGTGTTGAGAGCTTCCCGGCAGGTGTTGTAGAACCACCCCGACTTGCCGCCGTAGTGGACGCCTTCACACAGGATGTCGCAGTCCTTCGGGACGGACTCGAAAGATTCGATGATCTCGCCCGACCTCTGCGGGTCGGCGTATGCTATCTTCCCGGCATCCGAGACGTGAAGCCGCTTGAGCGTTTTACCCACAAAAGACATCGCGGTGTGCATCGAGCTTCCGTTGTCCCACCGTAGAGTGGTGGTGTTGTCGGAGACCAGTTTCCTCCCGGCGTGGATGAGTTCGCCTAAGTGCTGGTATTCGTGCCACGGTGCTACGAGGGAGTCGTAGGCAAATTTCGCCATTGCGATTTTGTCCTTACCTTGGTCGAGCGTGATGTCGATGATACCTGCTGCGATGTTCCCGTTCTTACGGAATAGGACATCGTCTAGTGCGAACATGACTTCTCCGGTAGACACACCAAACTGCCGCCCCTTCGGGATGCACGCACGCCTGAACCTCTGCCGGTTCTTTGTCTCCCTGATCGTGCGTTGCGCCCAGTTTGGTTTGAACACGCACCGTGCAGCGTTCTTTGGCCGGATGTAGTAGAGGTTGTTCAGCCTCCACTCCTGGTCGCCGAGAAGGGCGATATCTTCTTTGGTTATCTCACGCATTTAGTCTGTTCTCTCTGTGTGTATCAAAAGCTATATCTGAGAGGTAGTCACAGTGGTCGCACCCGGAGGTCTTCCCGTGAGGGCACTTCTGATCCTCCTCGGGTTCAGGTTCGCAGAGGCACGGGTATGTCCTGCCGCACTTGTCGCACTTCCACTCGTCAATAGGTTCCGGTTCCGGGTCTGGTTCTATCTGCGCTCCGCAGTTCTTGCACCACAAGACCCCGTTCCTGTCGCACTCCATCTCCATCTCGCAGCACTCGGGAACCTCTGGCTCCTCTGGCGGGTCGTTCCAGTAGTCGTTCATACAGTAGCCCCGTGGTTAGGGTGAAAGTTATACTTTTCCTCCGCTGCTTTTCTCGCGGAAATAGCGTCTTCTTTTTCGGCGAAACACCCGAGGTGAATATATTTTTTTCTAACTCTTATTGCAGCTACCCACTTCCCGATTTTGGGATACCAATAAACGCCAACACTCCCGCTTGTGTTATTTTTGGCAATCTTCTGGTTAAGTGCATTTTCAGCATTACTTACTGCCCTCAAGTTGGAGATGCGGTTGTCGGATCTATCATGGTTGATGTGGTCGGTCTGTTCCGGTGGGAACTCACCGTAAGTTGTCAACCAAGCCAGTCTATGCGTTAGATACTGAACAGAGTCGATCCTTATAACGGCATAACCGGTTTGGTGGGGTCCCCCAGCCACTGCTCCCGCTTTGCGGGGCCCGCGACTTACCCTCCACCGGAACTCCCCGGTATCAGGGTCGTAGTCTAGCAGTTCATCTAGCCGTTCTTTTGTCAGTCTGTCCGTTTTCATAAATCTAACACCACTCTTTCGCGTACTTCGTTCTCTGGTCTTCCCACTCGTCGTAGTCGAGCGGTCGCCCAAGTTCTTTTTCGTTGGCATCGAGGTAAAGATCCTCGGTGGCGTAGTCGGCTGGGTCTACCAGATATACCCTGAGAGGCTCATATTTCGCTCCTGCTGCGTTTGAATGCTCTCCGGGGGTCACCACCCCGGCAACCATGCCAGGAGCACCTGAGTCGCCCATTGCCACCAGTTCCAATAACCTACGTTCAATCTCGTCCATCAAAAATCCCCCCCTTTCGACTCTTCCCACATCATCAGCGACCGGTTGAAGTCCGCCCGGATCACACCCAGCGCACCGTCCCGGTTCTTCGCCACATTCATCTCCGCCTCCTCCACCTTCAGGTTGTGCGTCAGCATGTCGGGACGGTCGAGCAACACCACCACGTCCGCGTCTTGTTCGATGTCTCCGCACTCCCTCAAATCCGACAACCTCGGACCATCGTCCCTGTTCTCAGCACCACGGTTCAACTGACCGGCAGTAACCACGCAGCAGTTGAACTCCTTCGCCGCCGACTGGAGTTCAGCAGAAACATCCGCCAACTCTGACTGCCTGGTGGTGTTCTTGTTCCCGGCAGAGGATTTGAATTTCTGGAGGTAATCCACCACGATCAGGTCGATCTGCCCACGGGACGATTCTGCCCTCAACCTCCCCATCGTCTCCGATATGTCCCTACCGGATGGCTCCACCAGGGTCAGCTTGGAGTCGCGTATCGTCTGGAGAGATGCCGCCAAACGGGGCATCTGCTTGGCAGTCATCCCCCTCTCCTCCTCCATCGCACTCACAGGGATCGCAGACATCTGGCTCGCCAACCTCTGCACGATCCTCTTGCCGTCCATCTCCAACGTCACAAATACCACGTTCATCCCTGCCTCGACCGCATTGCGGATGGTCGAGATCATCACCGCAGTCTTGCCCACCGATGTCCTCGCACCAAACACCCAGTAGTGCTTGCGAAGAAACCCCCTCGTCTGCCTGTCCAGTGCCGGGATTCCTGTGCTGATCCCCTTCTCGGCTTTGCCGCTCTGGGCAAGCTCGATGTGCTCCAGCAACTCCATCGCCCCCTTCCTGCCAGAGAGGGTGCGCCCCCTGTTCGCCCCCTCACGCCGCTTGCCTATACGCTCCAAGATCGGTTGGAGGGTAGCGTCCTCGATCTCCCCTTCTTCGGCAAGGCGGGTGATCTCCTTGGCGGCTAGCCGCAACTCGCGCACCCTGCGGGCAGAGTCGAGCCTAGCGACTAGCGCACCCCAGCCATGGGCAACGTCACCCACGCTGCATGTCATCGCTTCAAAGATCCATGAGCGGTCAGTCTCGTCCGCGACTTCAGCCCAGATCACAGGCTGGATAGACACAAGGTCAATGGGGCGACCCTCCAGTAGCTCACGGTGGATCACCTTCGCCGCTTTCCGGTAGGACGCGTGGGTGAAGTCCTCTGCTTCAAAACAAGCCAAGAACTCGGGGTGGATCTCCGCACTGCCGATCTCAGGGTTGGACGCACTGGTGACCAGCAACGCAATCACCGCTTTCTCTGCCTCCCAGTCTGCTGCTGCCGAGGGTGGGTTCTTAGGGTCGTTCATTTAGTTGAAGTAGTGTTTTTCTGGTGCGGTTTTCGTCTGTTGGATCTCGTCGTCCCACCTACCTGCCCTCAACCATGTTCCCGGTAGCGGGATGAACTGCCCCCCGTCCTTGCGCCAGTCTTCCGTTTTCTTCTGCGCTTCAACTGCGGCAACGATGTCGGCGATAGGTGGAATCATCCCTTTCACCTGCTTCCATGCTTTGAGCGCATCAACTTTCGCCTTCTTCTTCGGGTAGGCTTTGTAGAACTGCTCAAAGTCAGGGTCTGTTTTTGGTTTTTGCACACTCCCCCCCCTTGGGGGGGTAGGGGGGGTACTAACGGTGGGTTTACGTTTATCTGTATCTGAGTATGTATCTGCTTCTGCTATATGCACGTCTTGCGTTACTGCACCGTCACCACACCGTAACGAATCGTCACGTTTCTTCTTCTCCCTGTAGCGTTTCTGCCTGATAGCCGCTTTTGATTTTTCATCTTCGCGTGACGCCATCGCCCTGTATTTTGCATGGTTGATGATCGACCAACCACCGTCAATGTCCTCGACCCTACGACCGTCCTCGACCTTCGACCTGCTATCAGGGTCAGGAGATTTAAATGCGGATATCGCTTTCCTGCAATCTTCTACAGAAACTCCAGCAACCCTAGCTAGGCCAGGTATGCTGCCAGCGACCTCCCCATTCTTGTCCGCCAGTGCCAGCATGGTAATCCAGACGATCCTTGTAGCGTCGTCCTCCATCCAGATGGTCGATGTGATTATCGATTGGAATAGTTTAGTGTAAGCCATAACGTATCGCAACGACCCGTAACGGTTATGTCAAAGGGCATCAAGCCTCCTCACCCTCAAGCATCTCCTCCAACTGCCTAGCCAACTCCTGCACCTCGTCAGAGGGCTCGCAGTTCTCCACTAGGAACTTGGCAAGCTCGATGATGTCCTCGGGTTCCTTGTCTTCGATGTCTCCCCTAGCTGTCATCGTATGAGTAATAGATCTTGCACGTCGAGCAACTCACCATACCGACCCCGGATCGGTATCTCTCCCTCTGAACTTGGGTCATCGTATGTCCCTTGGACTTGCAAATATCGACCTTTCCCCAGTCGAATGCGGTCGAGTTAGCCCAGCCCAGGTGCCTCCACCCGTCGTCCTTTGCTTTGTCTTGTGTCTCTTTGTATGTCATGTCGTTTTTCATCTCTCTTTTTGTATATCTACTTGTTCGGCCACGAAACAAAGCACTCAATCCCGTGCATGTCCTCTCCGTGCCATTCATGGCTTCCTTCGTGTCCTTCATTCTTTTCGCACCAAATATCGGCAACGCAAAGCGGGTCATCAGCTCGAAACTCCAGACAGGCCGAACAAGGCGTGGGAGGCAACGCAGTAACGTCTTCTCTGTTTTCTTCGCTCATTGGTCGCGTGCCTCCACTTGGGCGTTCGCTTTAGAAATCACGGAGCGATCCCCGCATCTCCCGTCCGCTCTTCGACTTCCTTGGCGATCTGTGGGTCTATCAGTTTCAGCACCTCGTTGAGATACCATTGCTTGTGATGTCCCCCATCGGTCTGGAGTCCGTCTTTCAGTAGTTCGATGATTTCTTCTTTGTTTTCCATAATCTTGAAATTGGTTAAGCGAACAAATCGCTGGACTCAATCGGCTACCGCCGACGAGTCAGCTTTGGCGTTCGCCTCTTCAAACTCCGAGCCATCGGGCGGGACGTAGCAATCCAGCGCGGACGGCTCAGTAAATCGGGCGATTGGGATTCCAGCCCTCTCCGATCCCTTCAACACTTCCCAGGTGATAGCCCTTGGGCATTCGTGGAATTTTCGGCATCCGTCGCCGTCGCAGTAAGTCTTGTCTCTGTAACACATCATGGCTATCTTAAGGAATAAACCTTTTTCTGCTCCGCAGCTTCCGCACTGCAAAAATCGTAGAACTCTTGCCACTTTTCCTCGGGCAACTTCCGGTAGGATGCCACGTCGAACACTTCGTTGGCAAGCCTTTTACTCCAGCCGGGGATATACCCATCGATCTTCATCGCCACTTCCCACAGGTCTGATCTCGTCAATTTCACCCCCTCGTCCTCCGGCAAAATTCTGCGATCAGCAGCGCGTCAGCGATCTTGTGTGTCACCTTGATGCGGGGAAACAACTGCTGGGCTAGTGCTTTGTGGTGGTTCTTCTTCACCGTAATGCTGCCCCCACAAGACTTTTTGGTGGGTAGGCCGAAAAACTTCTGCCACTTTTGCGGCGGCACCAACTCGTAGGGGATCATGTTGCAGGTCAAGGCTTGCCGGACCATCCCAAAGTTTTGCCCAAATGAGAACGCCCCAACATTACCGTCCCTCGGCATCGAGTGGACTTTTTCCAAGACGCAGAAGGAATTAATGTGTCTTGACAGGTAGGAGATTTCCTTTGCCATATCGAAATCCGTCTCGGGCATCGCAATAGCCCAAGAGTCTTGTTTGGTGATAACAGCGATCCCGCCAGCCGCCCCCGGATCGATGCCTATTTGAGTGTCGTATTTCATCTCTCTTTTGTATATCTACTTGCTCTCCTCTAAAATTCGCACGGTGGTAGTCCGCTCAACGTGAACGATCTTACCCGTCTCAAGCTCCCCCGTGTAGTGGCTGCCTTTCCAAGTCACATCGGTAGGCTGCGTGCAGTATTTCGGATCGTGGATCGGCGCTGATTCTGCATCCAGCCACCCGTAAGATGTAGAGTGACCGTCATCGTAGGTTTTCCCCCACGCTTTCCCGCCTTTCATTATCATTACTCCTTTTTCCGTTTTCATAGTCTCAAAAATAATTAGGAGAACAAGCCGGAGCAGAGCGACTTCGCTACGCCTGCGGCATATCCTTGACGTTAGAAAAATAGAACTCGGCGAAATCCGCGCCGGTTCCGGTTATTTTCTGGTCACGGTAACGCCAGTAGCCCATGGACGGGAAGTAGATACCACGCCTGGTGATAACCGCTGTGTCGTCCATCTCGAAATCCACGCCTTTCCTCATGCCAGCCTGAATCATCAGGCCGAGGTTGTAGACGTGGGAGTATTTGTGTGTGTCGCTCATCGTTTTTTAGTCTTCTTCTTCTTTTAAGATCCTAGCGTATTCTGCCTCTGCCCTTGCTCTTGTGTCCATCAGCACCCCGGAAAGGGTTCTGAATTGCAGATGGAACTCGTCCATTTTAATATACCTGTGAATCTTTCGGTGATCCGATAGTGATAGTTCTATCACATCATCATAATGATCTTCTTGGTAAGACCAGTGGTGCAACTCCACTCCTCGTTCTTTAGCGTTATGCCGTTTGATTTTACTTTTATTGTAGGCTTTACGCTGAATCTTCCCCAATCTGGTTTGAGCCCTCCGTAACTGGTGCAACCTCACTCTTTCCCGCTCTTTTTCTACCCACTCTGGGTCAGTCCTCTTCTTCTTAAGCTGTTCCGCTGAATCTTTCCGGGCGCAGGATTTACATTTCCCCAAGTACCCGTCCTTCATTTGGGAATGTTTGTAAAAATCCCGGTATGGCTTAGAGCCACCGCACTTAAAGCACTTCTTGTGTTCTTCCATGCGGGACTCTAAACCACATCGTTTAGAATATCTAGAATATTCTTTTAGAAGGGCACCTCTTCCCCTGGATCGTTGGCGACCGCAGGTGCCGCGTTGCCGCCTCCACCTCCACCGCTGAACTCCTTAGCGTTGCCGAGGATGGCACCCCGCTCGCCCGCATCACGCCGCTGTTTTGGCAGAGACTGCACGATCATATGGGTGTCTCCATACTGCGAGTTTGGAGTCTCGATCAAAACGATGTCGAGGTATTTAGCCCCGGTTTTCTGGCTCTCAAAAAGGAGAGACTTATCGATTTTTGTTACGTCAATTTTTCCCGTTATCATGTTTCTGTTTTGTTTGTTTGGTTTCAGTTTTGGAGGTTTACCCCCAAATTTTTATGCCACCGCACCTCTTTCGGCACAGGCTTAAGCTGGTTGCGGACGACGATGTTCCGGGTGACCGACTTTTCGAGCTTGTGGTCTCCCTCATCGTTGTCGTACTTGGTCAGAGACTTCAGCGCCCACAGTGAGACGCCGCCTTTTTCGCGAATCATGACCATATCTCGGTCACCTGAATATTTTTCGCGCATCTGGTGCCAGATTTCCCACAATAGGTGAGCCTCGTCCTTCTTGTCAGGGTCTAGCGGCGACGTGATCGCACGGTAGTGCTTCTTAGCCTGTGGCGGTGTGGTTGGTCTTTTGATTTTTCCCATCAAGCTACCCCCCATTTTTTGAGTTCCCACGCTTCCGCTCCGACTTCTTCCACCTCGTCAGGGTAGCCGGGAAACTCGCCGGT